AGTGAAGTCCACATTAGGAGCTTCAGGAAAATGCGTGATATATGAAGACGCAATGGGCAGGCCGGTGATAACAAAAGACGGAGTAACCGTTGCAGAAAGCGTAGTCTTAATAGACCCGGTTGAGAACATAGGTGCAACCTTAATAAAGGAAGCGGCTAACAATACAGTGCGAGAAGCAGGAGACGGTACTACAACAGCTACTGTCCTTGCTACTGCATTGCTAACAGGATTAAACAATTACAAAGGGAGTGATAAAATTAGGGATATTAAAAACAGCGTTTCTAGGTGTTATACTGAAATCGTTGAATACCTTGAGAAAACCAGTATTCCAGTTGAAGGTGCTATGTTACGACAAGTTGCTTATATTAGTTGCAATAATGACTCGGATCTTGGAGATAAAATTGGAGAGGCTTTCGAAAAAGTTGGGAAGAATGGAGTCGTTCTAATGGAAGACTCTGAGACAAATGATACATACGTTGATTTTGTTGAGGGTACACAGTTTGAAGCAGGTATGAAATCACCTCACTTATTAACTGATAAAGATAAAGGTACTGCGGTATTAGATAATCCTTACGTTTTAATTGTAAGTTCATCTATACCAAACATAAGAAGAATACAAAGCATATTAGAGCATGTAGTTAAGACAAAGAGATCTTTGCTTATTGTGGCAGCTATGGACCAACAACCATATGCTACATTACTTGCTAATAAAGTAAAAGGTAACATCAAGGTTAACATCGTTGATTTACCAGGGTTTGGACCTACTAAACAAGATGCTATTGAAGATCTAGCGATCCTTACTGGCGCTACAGTCATTAACGAGGAGTTAGGGGACGATTTAGACTTAATAGACCCTAACGTATTAGGAGAGGTTGAAAAGTCTGTTACGGACGCTAAAAACACAACATTACAAATCGGTGGGTTATCTGATGATTTATCTGAAAGAATAACGGAAGTTGAAAAGAAGATAGACAAAGAAACAAACCAATACATTAAAAAGAAATTAGAACAACGTTTGTCGATGCTAACTGGTAAAGTTGGTGTTATATATGTTGGAGCTAATTCTAAAGTAGAATTAAAAGAAAAGAAAGATAGAGTAGAAGATGCGATCCATGCAACTAAAGCTGCTTTACAAGAAGGAATTGTTTCTGGTGGGGGTATTGCTTTATTAAATGCTTCTCAGGTAATCGAACCAAAGGATGATGGTTACACTATTTTACTTGAAGCTGTTAAAGCACCTTATAATATTATACTAGATAACGCAGGTTATTCTGATAGATTAAATCCTAAGGATTTTGTTGAAGCGGATAAAAATAATAAAGGTAGGAATTGGATTGGTACAGGGATTGATGTAACATGCGGTTGCTACAAACAAATGATAGCAAGTGGAATTATAGACCCGGTATTAGTTACCAAGTCTGCATTAAAGAATGCTGTAAGTGTTGCAACAACCATCATATCAGCTGATTGTATAATCTCAAATGTAAGATCTCTTGAAAGCAATTAACTACTATATTATAATAGACAAAATAAAGGAAGCCCCTAAGACAGTAGCAGGCCTTGAATTAACTGAAACACAAAACACAGATATTAGATATTTAAAAGCTAACATCATAAGTGTAGGAGATAAAGTGGAGCATATAAAAGTTGGTGATGTTGTTAGATACGATAAACACGCAGGTCACGGGATCGAATGGAATGATATTATGTATTACGTCATAACTATCAATGATATTGTTTTAGTCGAGTGAGACTAACTCCAGGTGATCTAAGAGATAGAAATTTATTTAAGTATTACAGGCTTGTCAGAAGATGGGCTTGTAAAACTTACAACCTTAGAGACGCTGACTTAGAATTATTGATTTATCTGGATTGTAAAAAGCATTTTATACGTAATGATTTCATCGAAGGTGCATACACATATTCTTGGGATAAAGCTAGATGGGAGAGATTAAGGAAAGAAGAGTGGATTACTTTGTTTAGTAAGAGAAACAGAACAACAAAAAAATATAATACTTATACTACATCTTTTAAATGCAAGTCTTTAATAACTAGGATCTATAAGATCTTATTAGGAGAAGAGGATTTACCAACATCGGAAAGAAGTACATTTTACAAGAACAAGACATATACTGATAAAGTTTTTAACAAAGCTATTGATGATATGATAAAAGATAAAGATAGATAACTATGGCATTCAAAATGGCACCTAAATCACCAGCTTTAAAGACTACTAACAAGTATTCTCAATCAGCAGGAGACAAATTAAAAGATACTGATCCAGGATATGGAGTAAAAGCTCCTAAAGTAAAAAGTTCTGCTGGGAATTTTGAACCAGCCGGCAAACAAAAGAATTTTATTCCTTGGGCTTTCAGATCTGATAAAAAATTAGGTGGTGGATCTCACTCTGGTATAAAAGGAGCTATGGGCTCTAAAACACGTAAATCTGAATACGATGCTAAAGGTTGGGCTTATGATGAAACAATTTCTAAAGCATCTACAGAAAAACCTAAAGTTAAAGCTGTCAAAGCCATTCAAGGAACACAAAAAGTAAAAGACGTTGCTCCAAAACAATCTACAAAAGCTCCTGAATTAGTAGCAAAAGTTAGTGCACCTAAAAAAGAAGTTAAGCAAACTCGTTCTCAGAAGATCAGAGCAAAAGGAGAGGCTGCTTTAGCAGGAGGTAATAAAAAGAAAGCTCTAAGGCTTAGACGTAGGTTAGATAGAGTAGAAGCGAGAAAAGCTAAAAAAGAAAAGAACGTAAGTTCACCAGCGAAGAAAACATATGCAGCAGTTGCAAAAGACGATGCTCGTAATGCAAGAGCTGACGGTAACACAAAAGCTGGTAGATACGAAGCTAAGCAAGCTATAAAAGCTGCATCTCACTAAATGGCATTCCAGCTAAAGACTCATTCAGAGATATTCGGTTTACACGAAGCAACATCTCAATTTGGTACACCAGTTATAATTAAAGATGATCTGGAACCAGGTATTGAAGCTGAAGCTAATAGGGATGGTACTATTTTTGTTAGTTCTAAACTACCTGATAGTAAAGTAGAAAAAGCTGTGAATCATGAAAAGATTCATTTAGATCAAATGGCTACTGGTAGATTACAATATAGTGAGGATTCCGTAACATGGAAAAAAGATACAAAATCACCAGCTAGAAAATACAATAGAGCAGATATGAATGAGGGTCACCCAGATTTTGAATGGGAGAACGAAGCATATAAACAATCATAATTATGGGAATAAGTTTCAGAGGACAAGCAAGTAGGTTTAAAGATGAGACCTCAAAAAGGAATCAATCAGGGTTTCAAGAAAAATCAGCAGCAGGACCAAGACAAGGTGTTGGTGGTGATCAACCAGGTAGCTTAGCTAAAGCTGAAAAGAGATTCGGTAAGAAGAAAGACATTAGCTCAAAAACCTCACCGATAACTCAGAAGTCCAAAGGATCTCCTTTAAAAATGAATACTGCTTTAGTTCAAGGTGCTGCTTTAACAGGTAAAAAGTTTGTTGATGTTGGAGCCGAAGTCGGTAAAGCTTTTGAAGAAAAAAAGAAGCCCACAGTAGACTTAAGTAAAGACAAAGACGAATAAATAAATATAAAATGAAAAATATACCAATAACAGCTAGGATAAACAAAGGTTCTATTAATAAAGTAAAGGAACCATTATTAAATGTAGGAAAAGCGGGAGTGTATGGTAAAAATACCACACAGAATCCACCTTCCCCTGCTAAAAAAAAAGGTTATGCAATGGCCTCTCCTTTAAAAAGCGATAATGATCCTAAAGTAAAAATAGGAGTTAATAAAACTACTAAAAGTGTTTCCGCTGGAAGTTTGATTACTGGAGAGAAAGGTAATCCTGGAGAAACTATATACTCTACAGGTAAAAGTTTAAAAGGTTTGACAAAAGATCAAACAGACTGGAGAGATAAAGAAATTCAAAAGCTTGGGGGTTTAGATGGTTATCACAAGAAATATGGTAATAAAACTAAAGGTAAAGCTAGAGTAGTAGGGGCAACGCCTGATAAACCTGATGTAAAAGGACCAGATGTTGTTACTGAATCTAATGAATTTGTATCAACTCAAAAAAGAGAATCTAATAGTTCTTTAGATCCCTGGGAAGTACGTCAGCAGAGTAGGAGTATAAAAAAATCAGGTAAAGATCAACGCCAAGCAGGAAACAAGTTGGATAGGATAAACAGAAGACTTGGAAAGATGGATCCGAAAGATAAGGTTGTTGGGAATAAGAAATTCGACAGACTTAGTAGAAAGAAAACGGAGAATGCTAACGAGCTTGATGCCTTTGATAAAAATATGACTGCCAGAACCAGACAAACTGAGGTTAGCGCAAACGCAGCTAATGACGATAAGTTTAAGGGAGCAAGTATTGATAGAGAGAGAGGTGATGATGCAGACGGTGGTGCAGCTAACATAAAAGCAGGTAACTTTAAAAAAGAACCTATAAGCACTACTAATAGATTCCAGCAAGCAGCTAAGGAAGGAGCTGCGAGTGTTACCGAAGATGTAAAAGCTACTGACGGGAAGAAAAACTCTCCATTCTTCAAAAAGAAATCACCTATGAAAATGAAATACTTCAAATAGTGGGATCTAAAGGACTAGGAGACACAATAGAAAAAATAACTAAAGCAACCGGTATCAAAAAGCTAGTAGATTTACTAGTGGACGATTGCGGATGTGATGACAAAAAAGAAATGTTAAATAAAGCATTTCCCTATAAACAATAACCAATTAAATTAAATCATTATGAGTGTAGTAAAAACATTAGACGTAGAAAGTAAAGAAGTGAAGTCAATTGAAAAAGAAGAATTAACTTTATTACAAGAGTCGGTCAATAAACAAAATCAAATTCAATTACAGATTGGAGGATTAGAAGGTCAAAAAGCTTATTTATTAGATAGCTTAAGAGAGGTTGCAACAGCTTTAAGTGAAACTCAAAAAGTTTTAGAAGAAAAGTACGGAGCAATCAACATTGATTTAACTACTGGAGAAATCAGTGATGTCTCAGAAGCTAATTAGAAAGATTAGCATTGGGAAAGATTATAAGAATGACGCTATGCACTATGCTGTTGGACAGGAAGTGTATGGCGGTCATACTATAGCTCATATTGTAGAAGAAGAAGACAAGTACTCTGTCTACATTACAAAAGAAGATATGGTTATGCCTTGGAAGGATTTTAACAAGAACATGTCTATATCAGTAGAATATGATCTTTCATGGTAACATGCAAAGCATATTTAATTACTTAGTAGCTCCCAAAGGAACTAGAACTACTGGTTTTAAAAAGATAGAAGGTAACGAACTGTTACTTAACACTGATTTACAAAACCACGAATATACAAATAGAATAGGTGTTGTTTTAAATTTACCCCTAGCTCAGAAATACCGAGAGATTAAAGAAGGCGACGAAGTAATAGTCCATCATAATATCTTTAGAAGATTTAGAGACATAAAAGGTAAAGAGAAAAATAGCAAGAACTATTTAAGTGAAGACACTTATCTGGTACAGCCTGATCAAATATATGCTTACAAAAGGAATGGAGAGTGGAAAGCTCTTGAAGGATATTGCTTTGTAATGCCTATAAAGGAAACAAAAATGTTTTCTATAGACTTTGAACAACCGTTAAAAGGTATAGTTAAACATGGTAATGATAATATAGAAGTTGGATCCTTAGTTGGATTTAAACCCACTTCAGAATATGAGTTCATTATAGAAGGGCAAAGGTTATACCGAGTTCCCACCACTTCAATCACAATCAAATATGAATATCAAGGAGACGAAGAAGAATATAATCCAGGCTGGGCACAAAGCAGTTGAGGAACTTATAAAGGTAGCTAAAGAAGCTATCGTAGATTCAGACGATGATCTTACTGCTGATAAATTAAAGAATGCAGCAGCTACTAAGAAGCTAGCTATTTTCGACGCTTTTGAAATACTTAACCGTATAGACGAAGAACAAAGAATGTTAGATAACAAACCTAAAGTAGAAGCTGTAACGGAAGAGTTCAGAGGTTTTGCTGAAAAAAGATCTAAATAGATGTACCAACAAACTTTATACAGTATTATAGAGCCTATTAAACGTACAACTATATCTAGATTAAATAAAGGCAAGAAATGGAAATACGGATACAATAAAGAGCACGATGTTATTGTAATCAGTAAGACAGGTAAAATTGGAGAGATATATAAGATACAGAATCTTAAAATAGCTTTGCCATTATCACCAGGTAAATTAGATAAGACTAACGACAAGTGGATTCCAGAGGAATACCCTAAAGAACTAAAAGGCATAAAAAGCATTTTTGACTGGAGGGATTATCCGGAGGGATTTAAAAATACGTGGGGTGAATATATAGATGAGCAATTTAGAAAACGTGACGAAGGACATTGGTTTAATAATAAAAACGTGGATGCTTACATTACTGGTACTCACTTTATGTACCTGCAGTGGTCCAAGATTGATGTTGGGAAGCCAGACTTTCGCGAGTCAAACAGATTATTCTATATATTCTGGGAAGCTTGCAAAGCAGATAAACGCTGCTACGGAATGTCATACCTTAAAAAC